CTGAGTCTAAGACCTCTTGAGCGAGGGTCTTGATCTTGTTCAGCCTCGCCCTGTTGGCCTTGTTCAGCACCGCGCCGTACTTAATCTCCACAGGGATGTCGCTCCCTGATAAGCGCATGATGTGTTCCACCAACACCCAACCTCGTTCAAGGTTCTCGTCGTTCAGCCCTTCCTCCTCGACAAGCCTCAGAAGATAATCCATTTCATCGGCTATCGACTCCTGGCCGCTTGCGTCCTTCCACGGGGGCTTGCGGTCGAACTCCTCATAGTGCTTGGCGATGTGAGCCTTAGCCCCTGTCTTTTCCGCCTCAGATGCGTCTATCCCGCCCCTGGCGCCCATCAGAACGGCTCCTGCGGCTGCTACCCCCTGCCAGACTACTTTATGGCCTTTTGCCGTGTGGTGAGGGAGCTTGTAGGACGTCTTCTGGTCGGGGTCGCCCTGGACTATCGCGCACATCACTTTCAAGTCGTCTACCTCAGCGGCAGCGACTTCCTTTCCGGCATCCCACTCTGTACCTTCGTCGGCCTTTGGCGTTCCGTCAGGGTGAGCCGATTCATAAGAGATGGCGGCCTTGACCTCGTCCTCAATAGCGTCCTTGCTCTCTTCCGTCGTCATTTCCTCATACTCTACTTCTTGATGAGACAACACTTCTACCCAGTCCTCATTCACCAGCCCCTTCGCCTTGGCCTCGGCCAGAGCGTTCGGGTTGGCCGGCACAGGACACGCGCTCAGTTCCAGTAAATCCTGCTTCAAGTAACGCGTCGGGCGCATGAACGAGTCCTCGTCCTTCTCCATCGGCTCACTGTCCAGAGGCATAAACCCTACCGACGTGGCTCTCAGGTATCCGCCCTTGTAGAGTTTATAGATCGTGTCAGCGAACTCGTACTCTTCCGCCGTGGCAAACTGGACATGGAACTTGAGTCGATTCTCGTCCAGCCAGACCTTGATCGCCTTCCCGACCGGGGGAGTGTCGTACTTATGAGCCCACAAGAAGACAGGATTCTTCTTGTAGTTCTTCAACTGCCACCCCGAGGCCATGATGACGTCGCCCATCCGGTCGGTGTCTTCCGTTGACCCGACGAACTCCAGCACCCGGTCTTTGACCTCTTTGATTTCAAACGAGAGAACTTTGCGAATCATAATTACCTCCGTTATATTACCGGCACCCAGACGCATCGACAGTTGGGATGCGCCGGGATCAACCCGTGCGTGTCCTTGATGTTAAACTCGACCGTGTGGTTCGCATTACACTCGATACATAACCTTTCATCAGGGGCGGCATACCATTCCACCTTTTCAACCCCTAGATTCTCGTATCCCTGCAAAGCCCCCTCATTGGACGCTGCTATCGTCTCCGTCCGGGCCACCATTCTTGATCTGACCCTGTTAGCTTCCCCGTAGTATACTTCCACCCTCTTCGTCAGCTTGTCAATAGATTCGCCCAATTCAAACCCTTCGGCCAGGGTCTTCTCCAAGATGTCTATAGAAGTATCGTTGAGAAGTATCGCCAGTTCTATCGACCGCGACCTGATCCACGCCAGAGCGACAGTATTAAGCAGCCCCCATGTGTCAGTGTGTGGATTGTCCGGAGCGACCAACCCCTGAGCGTCCTCGTGGTGCCGGTTGAATATCTCCCCAATAAGAGGCTCGGTCGTTTTGCTGAACTTCTCCTGAGCCTTGGATACGTCGAACAGGGCATCTTCCACCCCGTCGGCATCTTTGAGGTTAGATAGGACTTCGTTCTTCTGAGCCGTCCAGAGCTTCTTGAGACTGGTGACGAAACCCTTCTCTTCCTCTTCGGTCTTGGCGATGTACGCCTTCCAGTAGGACTCTTTGCGATCCTCCGCCCACGCTTTGCGGATCCCCAGGAGATGCTTCGCCGGAACCTCGGTCAGGTTGAACGGTAACAGGAACGTCCCTTCTGCGTCCTCGTCCATGCCTATCGCCGCCCTTGCTTCTTCTCGGGTAATGATCCCTGCCCGGAAGTCCTCTCGGTTGTGCTGTCTGACCCTCTCCACGTCCTCAGGGACGGGGTTGGTGAACCACCATTCTAAGGTCTCATCGAACAACGGGCACAACTGCTCGTTCAGAGCTTCGCTGATCCTCTGAAGTGCTGGCCTGACGGTGTACTTACCGAAGATATACTCGTCCGCCTCCGCTCTCGCCCGGGACCCGACGTCTGTTGCCCCGATAAGAGACTCGGGGATATGGTAAGCGCCTAATATCAACTTCTTGGACGCGTTCCGGAGGGCGGCAAAGTCCATGTCTTTGGCTGACAACGAAACCGTGTTGGCCTTTGCGCCTCCCCACAGGAAACCAGGCTTATAAGCATTTCTCCAGCCCTGGTGAATGTCGGTGAACTCGTCTCGTAGTCGTTTCCTCTCCTCGACCGGCGGGAGGTCAGGGAACTCCAGAAATAGTCTCGGAGTGGCATCGTTGTAGAACAGCTTGTTCTGGTACTTGGCTGCGTAGACCTCAGAGTCAAGATCGGTAGCAATAGACCTCGCTGCGCCTGTTCCTCTGTATGGGTTGGCCGGGTTGGGATTCATTATGTGGATGACTTCAGGGATTTCTAAGCGGAAGGAACTCCCCCCACGCTGGAACTCGTAATGAGATATATAGTTCTCCGCGGACGGGATGATGGTCATGTTCCCCGGCGGGGCCAGCCACATCTCGGCGGGTTGCTTGAGCCGGTTGAAGTTCAGGACGACAAACCCTTCGCCGACCAATTCCACATACGTTTCCAGCATCTGAAGGAACTGGTATCGCGTCTGGAACGGATTCACATGGTCAAACAAATCGATCATCGGGTGCTCGTCCACTTCCTCGTACTCACCCTTTTTCACCCGTCGCATAAGCGACCATTCAGAGGCGGCGACGGAGTTGGCGATCAAAGAGACAGCCCCAAACAGCCACCCGATATTACCGTACGCCTCAAGATAGGCGCGATAATTCCACCCCGGAGGGATGGCCATCTCGGTGAATCCACCACCGCCTAACCTGTAACCGAGGAATCTACGCAGAACGTCCTTTACTGCCATAATTACTCCTATACGTCGAACGCATACCCCTGATACTCAGCCCTGCCCATAATGGCGTACCTCCGGGCGTCCATTAGGTGACTGAATGTATGCGTCGTCTTCTCCGTCAGTTTCCCGTCTCTATCAGGTATGTACCTGTAGTTGCGCTGTTCTTTGATTCCGCTGAGGCTATCCTTCGTCCATGCCTGTTTATACTGCCTGACCTTCTGATGCCCGAATTCGACGCTCCCAGGCCCCTTTGAGGCGGGTTTGATGTTGAACCCGTACCGCTTGATCTCCTCGATAGATTTCGGCTCGGAAGAGTCAGCGAAGATTTCGTCGTATCCTCTTCTAACCCCCAACTCCTCCATTCGAGAGGCGATCATGTCGTTGGTTAACCCCTTCTCGTAGATCAGTTCTTGGGAGTATAAAGAGTCCTCGATGATGACGCATCTAACCAGCGCCGTCATGTCGGTCGAAAAGCCGAAGTCCAGACCGTAGAAGAAATCACCCTCGGGGAGATCCGCTTGCTCGAAGTAGGGATAGACCAGACCTTCTACTTTACCCAGCTTCCCTTCAAGGTACACGTTCGCCCAGTTCGGGTCCCTCTTCCCCATCTCGATGATGTTCTTGATTATCTCCTGAGGGATGACGTTCAGCGCGTCTTTGTAGGTCGCATGGATATAGGCCGAATTGGGAGCCTTCAATAACCCCTGCTCGTGCGCCCAGAACTCAGACACCGGATTCCAGTCTGCGATGGTGAATAACCTTGTCCTGGCGTCCAGTTCTCGGAAGGCGTCATAAGGAATGTTGTTGGCCTCGTTCAGGAACAGAATATCCCGTCTGGCTCCTCTTTGTTTGGCCGGGTCGTCAGCCGAGAAGAACTCTGTCCGCGCATGAGGGAAGGTGTAGATCAAGTCTGACCTGTTGAATCTGTCCAGCCGGAAGGCCGGCCCGAGTATCTTCTGGAAGTCTCTCAGGCAACCCCTCTTGATATGGGGAATGGACTCAGACACAACCGAGATCAGTAAGGGAGCCTTCACCTGGAGACCGAGGATGATTAAATACTGCAGCACAGACCACGTCTTAGTCGCTGCCGTGCCGCCCTCTAGCCAGACGTGTCGTTTACCTTCTCTGACAGCCTGGGCTATCTTCGCAAAGACGATAGTAGTCTCAATTTGCGGAGAGGCGGCCGACGACGTCCCTGAGGTCTCGCTTGGTTTCGTTCGAGTTGACATGGATTTCTACCAGCGGCGCCCCGTCCTCGCCGGTGAATTCTTGACGCTCGATGTATCCCCTGCCCTTGCCCTTAGTTTTGAGGAAGAAGATAATCGCCGTCATGTTGCCTTCCTGAATGGACTGGAACAGCTTGCCCTCGGCGAAGTCCAGCATCCGTTCTTTGGCCTCATCCATAGCCTCGCGGATTTCAGGGAACTCTTTGCCGTACTGCCAGAGGGTGCGATACTTGATCCCCGCTTTGGCGGCAGCGAGGGTTAGAAGCCCCTGAGACTCGCCGATTGCCTTTATTATGCGTTCTTTGCGTTCGAGTTTGTTCATACTGCTCCAATGACCATCAGCCCCACGCCTATCCCTATCCTGATGAGCCTGATGGAGTGGCAGGAGAGCCAACTCTCCGCCCAGTATAGCTTGATAGAGATGATGCCGTCGCAGAACAGCCACATCCCCATGAGGCCGACAATGTAGTTACTCAAGTTTCACCGCTTCCTTGCCTGTGAAGTTCTGCCACCGCTGGATGATAACGTCGCAGTATCGCCTGTCCAGTTCAATGCCCGCAAATATGCGGCCAGTCTTCTCGCACGTAATAAGCGTAGCCCCCGAGCCCGCAAACATATCAAGCACGACTCCCTTCGGGTG